TTTTCTTGGAAGATATAGTATTCATCAACCTTTTCAATAAGCTGTGCACCGGTTTCAGGATCTTTTTTCTTTTTAACTTGTTTTACTTTACGAATCTTAGGAGCATCAATATATCTGATTTCCTGAATGCCCTGTTTTAGATTTTTTTCGTCTACAACCAAATGATGATACAGACGACCATCGACATACCATCTACGGAAAATATCGTGGCCGTTATCTGCAAAATTCAACATACCGTAAATATTATCGAATTCTTCTTTGATTTGCTTTTTAATTGCGTCGCTAACTTCCAAGTCATTCATAAGAATATCAATGGATTGCTCTGATTCATCACCAGCAATTGCCTCGTTTACGATGTCCTCGATAGCGGCGTCAACTTCTGGATGCATGCTGACGCCGCGATATCTCATGATCAACTGATAGTTGTCTTTTGAATCATCGCCGTCGAGGTTAATATATTGGCCATAGTGAGATCCCGCCGCAGTTATATACCCGGCGCCATCATCATCACGAGCTGGAACGATAGACGGCTTTTTCTTTGCGTCTTCGCTTTCAGCTTTTTTTATTTCAAATCCGAATAAACGGAATCCTCTATCTTCTGCCATACTAATTCCTTTTTATAAGAGAGCGGGAATTAACCCGCTCTCTATATCTATATTAAGCGTCTGTGGTGTTAGAAGTCCAATACTGATACTGCCATGTTACGGTAAATCTTTCGATTGTATCCGTATCTCCATAGCTTAGTTCAATAGATGATACTTCTGTTGGGAACGCATCCTTAAAGCTATAGCTCTTAATGACAGAATTGTCACGATCAAACTGATCAACTTTAAGATCACAGAGATAAAGTTCAGGATTTTGAGTACCACCAGCATCTGCATGGTTAGCAATCGCGTTCATCCATGTTTCCATAGAGTTACGGATCTTGAACTCTGTATCGTTAATAACGGTGGTTGTCCAAACATCGAATGTTCTATCACCAGCGATCTTCAGCTTTCTACCACGAAAAGGAATCTCGATGACTCCAATCGTTGAAGCAGGAAGCTGTGCAGCTTCGCACATGAAAGAAGCAAAGTCGACATCCAAGTCAACACCGAGACCACCACGAGGATTAGCTAGAGTAACCTGAAAGAGGTTACCGCGAGCACCACCACCGGACAGTCTTGCCTTAAATTCATCTACACTACCGAGTGCCATTTCTTACCTCCTTAAACGCCAGCCGAACCGACGACTTCAGTAAAGTCGACACCGGTTCTGACAGCTACAAAGTTCAGTGTTACGTAGTTAATGGACCGTGCAGGTTTGATAAAGATGTTTGCGATGAACTCGTTTCTATCGATTACTGCCGGAGTATTAACTGTTTCATCAGCTACGATCCGATAGTCTGTAATACCACGACGACCTTTTACATCGCGTAGTACTGGTTCGATAATGTTAACGAATTCTGCTCTTGTGAATTCATCGTTGAATTCAAACAGTACATTTTCTGCAGCCCGTGAAATTGCCCGCTCGAGTACGAGGAACAATCTACGAACATTGATTCTGTCGAATGCAGAAGGTCTGTTCAGAGCAGTCTTATCGCCAAACAGCATTACACCAGACCCAGCCATGTTAACGATTGGGTTGATTCCTGCTTTATAGAGAGTATCTCTATTGGTCTTATTTGGATTATAGTCAATTGAAGTTACACCCAAATACTGACCACGACGGTTACCGGCTGGTGAGAACCAAGGGGCCGCTGTTCGGTCAGTTTCAGCCATCAAACCTGCTGTTGAGGAAGCGGCTGGAATTTGAATGAACCTATCATTATACTTATCGTAGACTTTAAGGTAGTTTCCATCCACGATGAGATAAGATGACTTGGTAAAGCTATCATTTGTTGAAGTAATATTATTTGTGATGGTAGTTTCATTAGTAAGGTTAATGATATCATCACGAGCAGGTGATGTAACAACAACGCAGTCTTTACGTGCAACTGCAGTTGAAACAAGGTCGTTAACAACGGTTACTTGGTCAACTGAAGTAGTAAATCCAGGTGCAATCAAGAAATCGATTTCTACTTGGTCTTTGTCTTCAAACAGATCGTAACCAGTTAAGAACTCTGCTACACGAATGCCAGTAGCATTTGTGCCTGAGTCAAAATCATAGTTACTTGTATCTGCCCAACGACCTGCGCCAAGATAATTTCTTGTTGTACCAGGAGTCAGATTTGAACCTGCATTTGTCTGAGCATAATCTGAATCGAAATCGATAAAGTAGATATACTCTGAACGCTCGTTAATTACATCTTTGATATAATTTGTAGACCCGTCGTCGCCCTTTGCATTTGATGCAACAGAAACATAAGGGTAAGTTTCGAGTACTGTACCTGCAGTGCCT